GAGCAAGAAGATTGGCTTGATAAAACTTCTATTACATCTATTGCCCAAGATATTGATAATAGAATAGATGAAATAAAAACAAAATATGTTAATGATGACCTAGGTGATGGCTATCAGGCGGGAGATGGTATTTTGGGACTTGTTGAAGATTTAAAGAAGAATCCCGAGATTGGTATTCCGATGTATGGACCTCTCATTAACACAGTAACTCGCGGAGCAAGACTTGGCAAAATGTATCTTAGGTCAGCGGCAACTGGAGTAGGCAAAACACGCTCAATGATTGCCGATGCCTGCAATTTTGCGTGTAATGAGATTTACCATGACCAGTTTGGTTGGATAAGAAATGGAAGCGCACAACCCACTCTTTTTATTGCTACCGAACAAGATTTAACCGAGATTCAAACAATGATGCTTGCATTTTTATCAAATGTAAATGAAGAACATATATTGAACGGTCAATATCTTGAAGGAGAAGAAGAAAGAATTAAAAAAGCCGCGGAAGTCTTGTCCCGTAGCCCTCTTTGGATTGAGACGTTACCCGATTTTTCTCTCCAAGATGTGGAAAATATCATAAAGAAGAACATCAGAGAGCATGATGTTCGCTACATTGCTCAGTGAAAAACCGAGGGCTGTGTAATACCTTTCCAGTTACCACTGGGGTTAGAATAGTTTTGATTCTAGCTAACGGGGAAACCTAAACCAAATGGCATGGTAATCCCGTGGGAAAAAATTTTGGACAAAAGTAATCAAAACACCTTTGATTATTTTCATATATTAATGGAAATAATTTTAAAGAAAGGATGATTACTTTATGGGAATCATTTATTGTTATACTAATTTAATTAATGGGAAAAAATATGTGGGTCAAACAATTAACCCAAGACAAAGATATAATGCTCATAAAAGTACGGCTTTTAATGAAAAAGACCCTGAGTATAATTCTCCGCTTCATAGAGCTTTCCGAAAATATGGCTATGAAAATTTTAAATATGAAATTTTAGCAGAAGCCGAAACAATAGAAGAATTAAATGGACTAGAAATATATTATATTGCTAATTTAAAAACTTAGATTCCAAATGGATATAATATTGAGTCTGGTGGATTAAATGCTTCTAAACCAATGAAAGAGGAACAAAAAGAAAAGCTTATGAAAGCTCACGCTTCATTATCGGAAGATGAGGTTATTTTTCTTAGAAAAGCTTATGCTAGGCATGAAAGTCCAAGTAAGATTTACAAAGAATTATATGAAGGAAAAATGCACTATAATTCTTTTCTAAATATTTGGACTGGCTCTAGATATAAAACAATTATGCCAGAAGTATTTACTGAGAAAAATAGACATACCAAATTAAATGAAGAAATTGTTCGTGCAATTAAAATAGATAGAAAAAATGGATTCACATACCAACAATTAATCGACAAATATGGTATTTGCAAATCTACAATTGGAGATATTTGTCGAGGAAAAACTTGGAAACAAGTCCAAATTTAACCTGTATCGACTATCCGCGGATCGGCGGAGTAGGGCTACTATTGGTACGTGGCTCGAAAAGGTATCCTTGGCATTTTGTCAAGTAAGAGATAGTCAGTACCTATGGAAACATAGGAGGAATATGTTCGATTATATACAGACATCACTCAAGATACTCGAAGAAATATCCAAGCGTTCTGGCGGAGTCAAGCTTCGAGAAGATAATATACTTTTTATGTTGTCCGCTAGATTAAAAGATATAGCTAATCAATATGGAGTTTTTATTTTGACGGGTACACAGCTTAATGCCGACTATAAAGATAGCGAAACTCCAGATCAAAATCTCTTGAGAGGAGCCAAAAGCATCGCGGACAGAGTTGACACGGGGATGATACTCTTGGAAGTTACTCCTCAAGACCTTGAAAAACTTGCTCCAATTCTTGCTGCAAATCCTAATCTTAAAGTACCTAAAATCAAACTATCTATATATAAGAATCGTCGTGGGGCATATAAGGGAGTTTATCTTTTTTGTTCCGCAAATTTGGGAACTTGTAGAATAGAACCGCAATTTTGTACTAATTGGCGACTAGAAATGGTACCTATAGAGGATACACGCGTAATTGTAGATGATGGTGACGCTCCTTGGGATTGAATAAATTTTATAATAAAGATGAACTAAAAGCTCAACTATCGATAGAAAACATATACGACCTATTAGAAATGTGGGGCGGAGAGCCGGAATACTTTTCACAAGGTATAATCTCCCAGACAATATGTCACAATCTCCCAGGGGTCGGCTCCCGCAAACTTTATTATTATGAAGGCTCACAACTCTTTTATTGTTTTACTGGATGTACAGATTCACCCTCATTTGATATATTTGAATTGTGTATTAAAGTAGTGCATAATCAAAAGAATATGGAATGGCAACTTTATGACGCCATGAATTTTATTGCACAATACTTTGGATTTGAAGGCGTTGAGCAAGTAAAAGAAGAAGAACATTTAATAGGTTGGGAAATATTTAGTAGATATAAGAAAAAGTCCAAAGATTCTTTTTCATTTGCTAAATTGCCTAGTTATGACCCGGTTATTCTTACTAGATTTCTTTATCCAAGGATACTTAATTGGGAAGATGAAGGTATATCAAATGAGGTAATTAAGAAGAATCTAATCGGTTATTACCCAGGCAAAGAGCAAATAACTATTCCTCATTTTGATATGGAAGGTAATCTTATTGGAATAAGAGGAAGAACTTTAGCACAAGAAGAAGCAGATAGATTTGGAAAATATCGCCCTTTAATAGTAGAAGGACAAATGTATAATCATCCTTTAAGTCTTAATTTATATAATTTGAATAATAGTAAAGAAAATATTAGGCGTGCGGGAGTGGCAATTATTTTTGAATCAGAAAAAGCGTGCTTGCAGTATATTAGTTATTATGGACAAGATAACGATATTTCAGTAGCTTGTTGCGGTAGTAGTATTTCAACTTATCATATAGAACTATTAAAATCTATTGGAGTACAAGAAGTTGTGGTTGCATTTGACCGTGATTTTGAGTGCATAGGAGACAAAGAGTTTCAGAGACTAAAAAGTAAACTTATTCACATTAATGATAAATATGGTCAAAGTATTAAAATATCTGCAATATTTGATAAGGAGATGATTCTCCCTCATAAAGCAAGCCCTATAGACGCAGGTCCGCAAATATTTGAAAAGTTATTAAAAGAAAGGATTGTACCAAAGGAATGAGAGGTATAGTATATGGAGCGATCTATGAGAGCGCCGACTGGAGATTAAATGAAATTATCATGTCTCACCTTATGGAAGTCCCCTTTGCAAGCTTTTATAAGTTTTAAACGAGGGGGGTAATTATAATAGAATACGAATTAATAAATTCAATTAATGAAAATTACTCTGCATTAGAGCAAGTTCTTACAAACCGAGGAATTGCTTATGAAGATATTCCTCATTATCTAAACGTAACAAAAGAGGATAATTTATCACCCCTGAAACTTAAAAATATAGAACAAGCGGCTCAAATTATAATTAAGCATATTATCGACGACAATGCAAAGATATTTGTGCAAGTGGACTCGGATTGTGATGGATATTCGTCAAGCTCACTTTTGCTCAACTACCTTGGTAGGCAGTTTCCCTCAGCGATGAATAAATTTAGTTATGATTTTCATGATGGTAAAGTACATGGAATTAATATAAGTTTAATTCCAGAGGGAACAACATTGGTTATAGCGCCCGATTCTTCGAGCAATGATTATGCCATTCACCAAGAGTTAAGCGAAAAAGGTATTGATGTAGTGATATTAGACCATCACATTGCGGAGCGAGAAAGCGAATATGCTTGTGTTGTCAATAATCAGCTTTGTGACTATCCAACAAAATCTCTTTCTGGCGTAGGAATAGTTTATAAGTTATGTCAATATTTTGACAGGATTTGCGGGACTGCTTATGCGGATGATTATCTTGACATAGTAGGGGTTGGACTTCAAGGCGACATGATGGATGCAAGATATATCGAAACACATTATCTTATCCAAGAAGGGCTACGTCGCACGAGTCTCCGCAATCCATTCATAAAAGGTATGGCTCAAAAAAATGAGTATCAACTTGGCACTGGGGATTTAACTCCCCTAGGAGTCTCTTTTTATATAGTTCCTTTAATTAATGCAATTACTAGAGTAGGAACACAAGAAGAAAAGAGATTGGTTTTTGAAAGTATGCTTGAATGGAAAGCAAATGAATTAATTCCTTCAACGAAACGCGGTCATAAAGGCGAAGAAGAAACTAGAGTTGAACAAGCTTTGCGGACTTGCACTAACGTAAAAAATCGCCAGACAAAAATTCGAGATGCCAGCGCCGCAGAAATAGAGTCTATAATAGAGCAAGACAATCTTCTTTCTCGGAAGTTGCTTTTGATTCAATTGCATGATGTATCTGTAGATGCTGGAGTGCGAGGACTAATTGCTAATGAATTAATGTCTAAGTACAAAAGACCTGTTGCAATTCTTTCTCCAACTACAACAAATGGAGAATTAATTTGGGCGGGTTCCGCAAGAGGTTATGAGAAGTCAAAGCTTATAGATTTCCGAGCTTTTTGCGAAAGTTCTGGCTTAATTGAATATGCGAGCGGACATGGAAATGCTTTTGGATTAGCCATCTCCGACCACAATTTTAATCAATTTGTAGAATGGTCGGAAGAGCAACTTAAAGATATAGAATTTTCTCCTTGTTATAAGGTTGATTTTATTTATTCGGGTTCATCTGTTAATCAACAAGCAATATTAGAATTAGGAGATTCAAAAAATCTTTGGGCAACAAATGTCGATGAACCGCTTGTTGTAGTAGAAAACTTATCAGTGACAAAAGATATGGTAACATTAATGTCTAGAGATAAAAATCCAACTTTAAAAATAACACTATCAAATGGAATAACACTGATTAAGTTTAAATCAAATGAGAAGGAGTTAGAAGAATTAACTTCTAACGAATTAGGTTGCGTAAATATAACTGCTATTGGTAGACCTACGGTAAATAGATATTTTACTAAGGTCACTCCGCAGATTTTAATTACCGATTTTGAAATTTTAGGTAGACAAAAGTATTATTTTTGATTGCGTAACCTCTATTTTAAGGAGGACAACATGAAAAAACAAATTATTTGTATTGCTTTAGTAGCATCTATGATCGCAAGCTGGGGATTTGCGGCAGCGCCCTCAACCGATCTTATAGCTGAGCAAGAAGCTAGAATGGATGCAGCCCATCAAATGGCAGAAGGAGCTAGAGGATTGGGCTATGAAGAAGATTGCGACATAATCAAAACCGCACAAGAAGAATGGTGGAAAGCATATTATGCCAAGAAATTATATCAAGAAGAAGCTGCGGCAAGCCAAAAGGAAACCGAGTATCCTAATGCAGCTTACATTTGGAATTACTTTAAAGACCTTGGCTATAATGATTATGTTTGTGCAGGACTACTAGGCAATATGATGCGAGAAGTTGGCGGCGGAACTCTTAATATTCAGTATTGGCTATACGGAAATGGATATTATGGAATCTGCCAATGGTCTAAAGGATATTCTTCTGTCTGGGGAACGGATCTTGAGACTCAGTGTAATTTTCTTAGAGACACAATTGAATATGAAATGAATACTTATGGGTCAAATTATTACAGAGGGTTCAATTATGATGCCTTCTTAAACTTACAAGATGCGTCTGCCGCAGCGTTAGCCTTTTCTAAATGTTATGAGAGAGGCGCCTCTTATACTCATGCTTACGCGCAGACAAATGCAATAATTGCTTATAACTACTTTACCACTTGATTCTAGGGGAGCTTAAATGCTCCCCTTATTTTTTTATATGCAGTCGGAGCGATTATGACTGCCTTTATCGTCCCTCAAAACTAAAATCACTTTTAGAAATTTTTAGGTTAAAGTAATTAATTGATTTAAATTTCTTAATATGGTATAATAATAATAGGAGGAATAAAAAGATGAATATATTACTTTATGATATGAAAAATCTTATTAGCGTAGACGAGCTTCAAGAAACTCATCAGCATATAGTTGAAAAAATAGGGGATACATTAACACTCCCAGTTAAATTTCCTACTTTAGATGAAAATGGGTTAAAGATAATTCGAGATATGATAGACAAGGAGATAGAGAATGTTAAAGCGGTATATTAAGCGCATAATAAACAGTTTCAAACATCAATACATTAACCAAAAAGGTGAACGCTTTATTAATTATTGCTATAAGATTCTTTTAAATAATGATAATACTGTAGAACCCCTAGATTATGAAGAAGTACTCTTTGAAAAAGATATACAGAACATAATGGCGGAGACTAATTGCTCTCGTGTAGAATCCGCAGCTTTTATTGCCGATGATCTGTTGAATTATTTTGTATGCAAGGGTGATTGTGCCACTTGTAAATATGATTGTAAAACTCTTTAATAAGAAGTGAGGAAACTATGATTCTTACAGATAAGCAAGCCGAAGGGCTTAAAATTGCAGTCGAACGATATAAGCGACATGAGCCATATACCGTGATTAGTGGCTACGCAGGGAGTGGAAAGTCGACTCTAGTAACCTTTATTATTGCGGCTTTAGGTCTTGATCCAGAAAATATAGCATATTGTGCTTTTTGTGGCAAAGCAGCCGAGGTACTAAGAGAAAAAGGAAATCCTAACGCCAAAACGGCTCATAAAATACTTTATAAAGCCAAACAAAATAAAGATGGAACTTATAGCTTTTATCCTAAAGAATATTTAGATGACTGTCCTGCACTAGTAATCGTGGATGAAGTATCAATGCTACCTAAACAGATGTGGAATTTACTTTTAAGCCATGGTGTTCATGTTATCGCGCTCGGAGATCCTGCTCAATTACCACCAATAAACAAGAAAGATGACAACCACATACTCGACAATCCGCACATTTTTCTTGATGAAGTAATGCGGCAAGCAAAAGAAAGCGATATTATTGTTACAAGCATGAATATTAGAGAAGGAAAAGTAATTACCCCTTTCCGTGGCAATGACACTCAAATTGTACGTTCTCAAGATTTGGTAACTGGAATGTATAACTGGGCAGACGAAATACTTACTGCTACTAATAAAACTCGTATCGCAATAAATAATTTTGTTCGTGCGGAAAAGGGCTATCCCGCAAATAATCCAGTAATTGGAGAGAAAATCATTTGTTTAAAAAATAATTGGGATTTAGTCTCTCAAGAAAAACAAGACCCTCTGGTTAATGGTTCTATTTGCACTATTGATACTATGCGGCTGGAAAATAGAATATATGTAAATAAAAAATTGCATAAAAGATTTAAAGCAGAAGTTCTTGTAACTGATTTAATAACAAGCTCTGGTGATATGATTTATAATGTTCCTATTGATTATAAAGCTCTTTGTACTGGAACAAAAACTTTTACTCCGCAAGAAGAATATATGATTACCTACGCGGGAAAGGGCAGCAAAAATCCGCCCCTTCCTATAGAGTTTAATTATGGTTATGCTATCACTACTCATCGAGCACAGGGATCCCAATGGGATAAGGTCTTAGTTATCGAAGAATCTTTTCCTTACGACAAAGAAGAACATCGTCGATGGCTCTATACAGCTGTAACTCGTGCCACTAAAAAGCTTACCCTGGTTCTCAAGTAAGCTTGCTATATAGAGAAAAATATGGTATAATATTATTAGAAAGGAGATAGTTTATGGTTACAATAATTAAAAACAACGTACCTAAATACAAAACAACTTGCGAAAGTTGTGGTTCAATTCTTGGCTTTGGAGGCGAAGATATCTTGTCAACTCGACGCATAGATGAAATTGATGGGTGGCATGCTTACAAGCTTCTTAAAGATAATTGTCCTTGTTGCGGAGAAGTAGTAGTCTTGGCTAAAGATGATAGAGAGTGGTATGAGAAAATTAATGGTTAAAGTTATAGAAAATTGTGTAAAGAAGAAGCAAATAAGATGTTATTGGAGTAACTCATTACTTGAATATGAGCCTCAAGATGTAATCGCTCGCACGTTTTTTTCTACAACATTCTATATTCATTGTCCTTGTTGTGGAAGCGAAGCCATTATAGATGTACAAAAGAGGGAAAATAATGAAAAAATGTTCTAATTGTATCAATTTCTTTACTTCTTATTTTTGTGGCTATGATGCTTGTAATTGTAAGATTTATGGCTCTCTTGATGTAAACCAAAAAGAGCGCCATCCAGATACAGCCGCCTTGACTTGTGAAGACTTTATGGCAACAAAATCAATAGCAGCTGGGTATGAAACAAAATGCGCCAATTGTAAGTCGGTCATCAGATTTAAAGAAGAAGATATAAAGAATAAAAAGCGTGACCTTCATACTATCTCTTTTATGAATTGTCCTTTTTGTGGTAAGGAACTTATCTTATCTATTGATGATAGAGAGTGGTATAAAAAGATATATAAAGGAGGTAAGTAATCTTGGGTTATCCCGGTTCATTGCATGGGCACACGGATTATAGTAATTTGCGCTTACGCGACGCCATTTCAACCATAGAATCTTCTATAGATCGAGCTATTGAGCTTGGGCATGAAGTTATTGCGTTTACCGAGCATGAAACTATAAGTAATGCCGTCAAAATTGAAAAGTATTATAGCAAAGTAAAGAAAGATCATCCAGACTTTAAGGTTATTAGAGGCAATGAAATTTATCTTTGCCGAGATGGGTTATCTCCTGAAACTTATATTGCTGGACAAGATAAGTATTGGCACTTTATTCTTTTAGCAAAAAATGCTAGAGGACATGAGCAGATAAGAGAACTTTCAACAAGAGCATGGGAACGCAGTTATTCTTCAAGAGGAATGACGAGGGTTCCCACTTATTACCAAGATCTTATAGAGATTATAGGACAAGATAGAGGAAACGTAATAGGAAGTAGTGCGTGTCTAGGAGGCTGGCTTCCGCAACATATCTTGGAATATCTTATAACAGATGATGAAACAGTTTATGAACAAATTATTAACTGGTGTACTAGTATGGTACATTTGTTTGGAGAAGGTAATTTCTATTTTGAAATGCAGCCTTCCAGAAATGATGAACAAATAGAAGTTAATAAGTTCCTTCTTAATCTTTCTTCTACGCTCAACATTCCTTATATCATAACTACAGATACTCACTATACACGAAGAGAAGATGCTCCGATTCACAAAGCTTTTCTTAATTCTCAGGATGGTGAAAGAGAAGTTGATTCTTTTTATGCTACAACTTATATAATGGATACAACTGAAATAGAGCTTTATTTTGATTATTTTACAGAGATACAGCTAAATACAGCTTATGAGAATATAAGAAAAATTAAAGATGCTTGCGAAGATTATAGCCTTTTGAAGCCTCTAAAAATTCCTTCTCTTATCTGGAAAATTCCTGAGACAAAAACAATTGAAGAAGAATGGTATGAAAAAATTCCTTATTTGCGGACGTTCGCTCAGTCGAGCTTTGATGGAGATAGTATTCTCGCAAGGGCAGTTGTAGATAAATTAAAGAAAGACTCTCGACTGCAAAATCAAGAAACTTATGACGAACTTAATAGCAATCTTGAAATTACTTGGAAAAGTTCAGAAGTAAATAAAACACATTGGAGTGCTTATTTTTTAAATCTTCAAAAGACGATTGAAGAATGCTGGAATGCAGGAACTCTAGTTGGACCTGGTCGTGGTTCAGGAGTTGGGTTTGCCTTGCTATATGTGCTCGATATTATTCAGATAAATCCATTATGGGAAGAGACAAAATGCTATTCATGGAGATTTTTGAATCCCGAGCGTGTTTCTGTGCTCGACATAGATAGCGATATAGAGGGAGGAAGGCGTGCTCAAGTGCTCCAACATCTTCGTGATTTTTATGGACAAGATAGAGTGGCTAATGTAGTTACTTTTGGAACTGAAAAAAGTAAGTCAGCAATCCAAACGGCTGCGAGAGGACTTGGCATAGATAGTGATGTAGGTCTTTATCTTGCGTCTCTTATTCCTGCTGATAGAGGGCAAACCCGCACACTTAAAGAATGTTTCTATGGAGACGAAGAAAAAGGATTTAAACCAATTCCCACTTTTGTTAATGCCATGACTAATGACTATCCTGAAGTTTGGGAAGTCGCACAGAAGATAGAAGGCTTGGTATGTCGCGTCGGAGAGCACGCTGGTGGAGTTATTTTTGTAGATGAACCTTTTACAAAATCAACCGCCTTAATGAAAGTGCCTAATGGAGACATTGTAACACAGTTTGATCTGCATGATAGCGAAGATTGTAGTCAACAATTAGTCAGGCTACTAAATACCTAATTGCTTACTAGCAATGTTATATAGGCTGAGGCAACTCGTAAGTAAATAATACCTATATAGCACCGGGGAAGCCTAAAAGATTTTTATCTCATGGTAATCCCGGACCAAAAAAGTTTAAAGTGTTTATTCCGACTTTCATATTTAATGTAGGGGTACATCTAATATGAACTGTAAAGGAGTAATGAAGTATGTATGTATATCAAATAACCAATAATATAAATGGGAAAATTTATATTGGAATAACCAACAATTACAAGAGGCGTTGGCAGAATGAGTGTTCTAAAATAGGAGATCCAAAGAGACGTCAAGCTATTACGAACGCAATTCAAAAGTATGGTAAAGAGAATTTTACCTTTGAAGTTCTTTATGAAGGAATTAGCGTTGAAGAAGCTTCTGAGCTGGAAATAAAGTTAATTCAAGAAAAAAATAGTTTAGTCCCTAATGGCTATAATGTAGCTAAGGGTGGGATGTATACTATGGGTGATAAAGCTAAATATGGAAGTGATAATGCAAATGCTTGTTTGACGCAAGAAGAAGCGCAATATATTAAAGACCATAGAAACATTCCAATTTATCTTTTATATGAAGAATTTAGCGATAAGATAAGTTATGAAGCTTTTAGGAAGTGCTACAACCATCAAACTTATACAAATCTAACTCCCTCGGTAGAATGTTATCCTTATAATACTGAATTTTCTAATCAGTTTTGTAATAAAGGTAATGTATTAACATATGAAGAGGTTATAGATTTAAGGAAGCGCTACGCCAATGGAGAATATTGGAAAGATGTCTATAAGGACTATAAGAATAGATATACCAATGAAATGAGTTTTTGGAATGTATATAATGGTCGTAGTTATAAGCTTGTAATGCCAGAAGTCTTTACAGAAGAAAACAAAAAGAAGCATAGCTCTTTAAAGGCTTCTGGTTCTAGAAATCCTAAAGCTAAACTTACAGAAGATGATGTAAGATATATTCGGAAAAAACATGAACAAGGAATGACAAATAAAGAATTATATACTCTATACCCCTCCGTGTCTACTACCACGATTAGAGATATAATTAACTATAAAACATGGAAGAATGTAACACTTTAACTTTTGTGCGTATCGACTATCCCGGGTGAGACTGGGAGTAGGGCTGCTATTAGTACGCAGCGATGTTTTAGGAAACGAAGCATCTGAAAACCGAAATGGTATTCTCCGTGAGAAAGGATATAAAATTCTTTTCTCACGGAGTAAGAGATAGTCAGTGCCTATGGAAACATAGGATAACACGTTGATTAAGATAGACCTATTGTCTGTAGAGTGCTTGGATAAAATTCACAATTGCCTTGATCTGTTAGTACAATATGGTAAGGTTTCCGCAGAACCCACTCTCAAAGAAACATATGAAAAGGTTATCGGTATTTATAATATTGAAAGAACTGCTCCAAAAATGTGGGAAATGGTTAATACCCATCAAATCCATTCGCTATTTCAAATGGAACAACAAAGTGGTATACAAGGCATCTCTGCAATTCATCCTCAAAATATCAATGACCTAACTGTTCTTAATTCTGTTATCCGGCTAATGGCTCCGGAAAAGGGCGGCGAGCAGCCCCTTCAAACATGGGCTAGATATAGAAATGATATTAGTGAATGGTATAAAGAAATGGCTCTTTATGGTCTTACATCTGATGAAATGAAATGGTTAGCAAGCAGTGACGCAGCTACAGATGGTATCGTAGAATCCCAAGAGGGTTTGATGTTGCTTGTCCAAGAGCCTCGACTTGGTGGAAACTCCTTGACGTTTGCTGATAAGTGCCGCAAGGGAATAGCAAAGAAGCAAGGCAGCTTGTTTGAGGAATGTGAGAAAGAATTCTTTGAAAATGTACGCAAAAAGGGCTGCTCAGAAAAACTAGCACATTATGTATGGGATGTATTACTCAAGGTACAACGCGGATATAGCTTTAATAGGTCGCATTGTCTAGCTTACTCACTCATTGCGTTACAGGAGATGAATCTTTGCTACCATTTTCCGATCATTTATTGGAATTGTGCCTGTTTGATTACTGATAGCGGTGGTTCAAATGATTATGCAAAACTTGCACAAGCTCTTGGAAAAATGATTAGTAGTGGCGTTAAAATAGTTCCTCCTGACATAAATCAATCAAGCTATACTTTTTCTCCTGATGAAGAAAATAATCAAATTTATTTTGGATTAAGGGGCATAACAAATGTAGGAGAGGAATTGATTGAAAGAATATTTGCAAATCGTCCTTATAATTCAATTAAAGAATTTCTTGAAAAAGTAAATCCTAATAAGCAAGCCATAGTTGCTCTTTTAAAGGGTGGAGCTTTTGACAATATAGAATCTAATAGACAAGGGGCAATGGTAGAATATTTATGGCTGACTTGCGATAAGAAAAGTAGACTTACGCTTCAAAATATTCCTACTTTAATTAAATATAACTTAATTCCCGATGAAGAACCTTATACTCTTACAAAAAGAATTTATGAATTTAATAGATATTTAAAATCGGTTTGTAAAACATCCGCAGACACTTATACGCTTGATGATAGAGCAATTGATTTCTTGAATGAAATAGATTATCATTTTTTTGATTCAAATATCTTAAATGCTAAAGTGTGGGATAAAGCATATCAATCTTATATGGATGTATTTAGAGATTGGATTAAAGAAAATAAAGATGAATTGCTTGATGCTCTTAACACAGAGATATTTATGGAAGCTTGGGAAAAATATGCGGGCGGAAGCCTCTCTTCATGGGAGATGGAAAGCTTGTGTTTCTACTACCATGAGCATGAGCTTGCGCACATTAATAAGGAACAATATCAAATAGTCGATTTTGGAAAACTTCCTGAGACACCTGTTATTTCTTATACATTGAAGAAAGGTGACGCAAGAATTCCTCTTTATAAACTTAGTAGAATTTGCGGAACTTGTCTTGCAAAAGATAAAGCTAAAAGTACAATCTATTTATTAACAACAGATGGAGTAGTCACTATTAGATTTAACAAAGAGCATTTTAGTTTGTTCGACAAGCAAATTAGTAAAATAAATGCAGATGGAACCAAGTCGATAGAAGAACGCAGTTGGTTTAACCGTGGATCTTTGCTAGTTATTCAAGGATATAGACGTGGCGATCAATTTGTGCCGAAGAAGTACGCAAATTCACTTGTAAAACATCAACTTTATAAGATAGATGAAATTAAAGAAGATGGAAGCCTTGTATTAAGAGGTGAAAGGGCAAAAGGAGAAAGTGAAGATGACTAAACAACAAATACTTGAGAAATATTACTCTAATGCAACGAGGTCTATCTTTGGCTTTATGTTTGGTCAAAGATACCTCAACTATGGTAATGGAGTTAAAAAGCTCGATAAAGTAGTCGAAATTAGCAAAGAAAAACTTAAATTAGGCGCAAATGAAAATTGTTTTTTCTTCGTTTGGGGATCTCCTGGTCCAGATATTAACATTTATCGTTTCTCAGATTATGGAGAAACCTGGGCTTTCACGGAGGAGGAATAAAATGTATAAAATTATTGCGCTCATGGGCGAAGCTGGTAGCGGTAAAGATTCATGCCTTAAAGCGCTACTAGCCTCGAATCCCGCATATCATAAAATAATTAGCTGTACTACTCGTCCTCCTAGGGAGGGCGAGATAGACGGAGTAGATTATCATTTTTTTACAGAGGAAGAATTTAATATTAAGCTCGGAAATAATGAAATGGCTGAGTGGACATCATTTAATAGCTGGCTATACGGAACCCTAATCTCGTGCTTATCAGATGAAAATATTAATGTTGGAGTATTTAACCCCGAGGGTATACGACAACTAATAAATGACAAAAAAGTAGAAGCTAAAGTGTATTATTTGCGGACGTCCGCAAAAGAGCGTCTACTACGTCAGCTTAATAGAGAAGAGAATCCATGCATTGGCGAGATTATAAGACGCTTTTCCGCAGACAAGGACGATTTTACCTATATTTCTGATATACCTTTTATTCCTCTTGATAATGAAACTCCTGATGATCTAATTAAGGCTGTTGAGATTATTAGTATGGACAATTCTGATTAATTTATTTTAAGTAAAACACAATATATAGTATAAAAAAAGGAGTTGGACTTATGATAAATGTAGTAAAAAGAAACAGCATTACAGTTCCATTTGATAAACAAAAAATTGTAGATGCAATTAATAAAGCTTTTATTGAAGTAGATGGTATTTTATATGAAGATGAAACTGCTGAAAATATAGCCGATGAAATTAAATATAAAGCCAAAACTCTGGAAAGAGATATGACTGTCGAAGAAATTCAAGATATGGTTGAATATTTTTTAATGGATTCTGAAAGAAAAGATGTTGCTAAAGCATATGTTAGATATAGGTATGCGAAAGAAAAAGAGCGCGCTCTAAAAGATGAACTTTATGGTAAATTTAATGCTCTTATTACTGGCAAGGATGAAGAATCTAAGAAAGAAAATAGCAATAAAGATACTCGTATTATTCCCACTATGAGAGATTATATTGCCGGTTTTTCTTGTCGAGACATGGCTAAAAGTTATTTTTCTAAAGAAATTTGGAAAGCCCATGAGGATGGGATTATTCACATTCATGATACAGATTATAGCCCTGCCATGCCTATGTACAATTGTTCGCTTATAAACCTTGAAGATATGCTTCAAAATGGTACAGTTATTAGCAAGACAAAAATTGAAACACCAAAATCTTTTCGTACTTGTTGCACGGTTGTAACTCAAATTATCACGCAAGTAGCATCGTGTCAGTACGGTGGTAACACCATCAACCTTGCTCACTTAGCACCTTTTGTCAATGTTTCTCGCCAAAAAATTAGAAAACAAGTGGAGAAAGAGTTTGCAGAATTAAATGCAGCACCTGATATTTTTTTGGATTATTTAGACTCACAAGATGATTATTGTAAACTTGATGAATTCATTGATCAAATCACTGAACAGCGTGTTCTTGAGGAGATTAAAGACGGGATTCAAACCATCCAATACCAACTTATAACGATGAGTACAACCAATGGTTAATAGAATGGCCACGCTAGGATGGGGACATCTTAGAGGAGTAGACGGCTAACCTATAAATATAGGGTGTCTAGATTTATCTGGGCTAACGGTGAACGCTAAAGCATTTTCGATTTAGGATATAAATATTCTTGAGTAAAGGAGGGAAAAATCTTGATAATATATAAAATAACTAATGATTTTAATGATAAAGTCTATATTGGACAAACCATATATGACAATCTTAAAGGTCGCATCCAAACTTATAAAGGAGAGATTCAATCTAAGAGTTGCACTAGACCAATTATTCAAGCAATGAGAGAACATGGTATAGAACATTTTACCTGGGAAATTATTGAAAGTGGCATTAATAGCCAAAAAGAATTAGATGAAAAAGAAGTCGCTTATATTAAAGAATATAAGAGTCTAACAACTTAGAATGGATATAACTCAGATATAGGTGGAAGAGGACAAGGTCCTCGTTCTGAAGAGACAAGAAAGAAAATAGGAGACGCACAACGAGGAAAATTGAATCATATGTATGGAAAAACAGGAGAACAAAATGCTACTTCTAAAAAAATTATGGAGCTAACAACTGGGAAAGTCTATGGGTCAGCTTGTGAAGCCGCAAAAGAGCTCGGTATTTGTTTTTCTCATGTCTGTGCAACAGCAAGAGGCGAAAGAGGTAGCACCGGAGGATATGTTTTCTTATATATGAATGAAGATAATAGTTTAATTGTGCCAGATAAGATGACAAGAATTAAAAATGTTCCTTTGAGAAAACAACTCCATGAGTTATATCCAAATATATTCTAAATCGAAAATGTCATGCCAATACCGTGCCAAGCTTTCCTATTTGGGGAAGAAGGTGTAACGACTATCCCTTATTGGGAGTAGGTTTAAGGTGAAAGCCCTTATTCCGAAAGACCGTCCATCTAGAACAGATGAAAAGATAGTCTAAGCTATTTAGAAATAAATAGAGGGGCCTGCAAGCCCCATTTACCTCGATATTTATGTGGATTAATCCAAGCTATGATGAACAACTTCAGCATGATTTGGCACTAATTATTGAAGAGGTCTTAAAGCAGCGTATTGCGGGCGTAAAGAATGAACAAGGCATACCTATTACTACAGCCTTTCCTAAACTTCTTTACACTCTTGATGAAAACAATATCCATGAAACCAGCCAATATTGGTATTTAACTGAGTTAGCAGCAGAATGTAGCGCTAAACGTTTGGTTCCCGATTATATCTCTGCGAAGAAAATGAGAGAGCTTAAAAGTGGTCAGGTGTTTGGCTGTATGGGGTGCAGAAGCTTCCTTCAGGACTACATAGACCCTGCTACTGGAAAGCATAAATTCTGGGGAAGGTTCAACCAGGGTGTATGTACGATTAATCTCGTAGATGTAGCTTTATCTTCTAAAGGTAATATGGAAGAATTTTGGAAGATTTTGGAAGAGCGCCTTCAAATGTGCTATGATGTTCTTATGATTAGGCATAATAGTTTAAAGGGTACTAAGTCTGATGTAGCACCTATTTTATGGCAGCATGGAGCAATAGCAAGATTAAAACCAGGTGAAGTTATTGATCCATTGCTTTATAATAACTATAGTTCTATTTCTCTTGGATATGCCGGTTTGTATGAATGTATTCATTACATGATTGGCACTTCTCAATTAGAAGCAAATGGAAAAGAATTTGGATTAAAAGTTATGCAGACTCTTAAAAACGCAACGGATAAATGGGCAGAAGAAACTAATATAGGTTTTTCTCTTTATGGTAGTCCTATAGAAAGCACTACTTATAAGTTTGCCAAATGCTTAAAGAAAAGATTTGGCATTATTGAAGGTATTACAGATAAGGATTACGTTACCAATAGCTATCATATTACTCCTGCACAGCATATTGATGCTTTTAATAAACTCAAAATTGAATCTGAGTTCCAAGAACTCTCGCCAGGCGGAGCAATTAGCTATGTTGAGACGCCTAATATGACCAAGAACATTCCCGCCCTGCTTCAGATTATTCAATATATTTATGATAATATCATGTACGCAGAAATCAATACTATGACTTCTTATTGTCATAGATGTGGATGTACTGACATCAAGATGGGTAATGATTTAAAGTTTCATTGTCCGCAGTGCGGAAACGACAATTTTGAGGAAATGAACATTGCTCTTCGAGTTTGTGGGTATATCTCGACAAACCCCTTTAACGAGGGTAGAGCTGCCGATATTCATGATAGAGTGTATCATTTAGACTAATAGAAAGAAGTAAATGATGTGAAATATAATCGAATTAAGCATAATGATATTGCAAATGGTCCGGGGGTAGGCGTTTCAGTCTACCTCCAAGGCTGCCCACATCATTGTAGTGGCTGCTTCAACCAAGAAACATGGGATTTTAATGGCGGGCAAGAATTTACTTATGATACGATGAAAGAGATTCTAGAAGCAATCGGAGAAAATCAAATTAACCGCCATTTAAGTGTACTAGGGGGCGAGCCGTTATGTGAACAGAATCTCTTTTTAACGAATTTAATAGTCACAACAGTAAGAGAGAATTATCCTAATGTTAAAATTTATATTTGGACAGGTTATCTTTATGAAGAACTTTTAAAGTCTGAAAATCCACATATGAAAAGCATATTAGATACTATTGACGTTCTTATAGACGGACCCTTTATAGAAGCAGAGCGTGATATAACACTCTTTATGCGTGGCTCCCGCAATCAAAGAGTTATAGACTTGAAAAATATAAAATAATATGATATAATAAAAATAAAAGGATGATAATAAAATAATGACAACTTATGAGTTTAATTGTAGCCAAATCGCGCAGCTTCCAAATTATACCAAGGAAAATTTTGGAAAAGCACAAAAAACAATACAGTCTTTTCTTTCTTCGCACCCTAGTAAATATTACATGATGCTTTGCAATGATAGAAGATATTATACGCTTTATACTTTTGTTCAAGACTTTCAATTTAAACAAATGTCAAAAGAAATAATAGATATAACAAAAAACTTGGGTGTAGTTAAAGAAATAAAAGTCAGTGATGATGATGATTGTATTATGTTTTGGATAATGCACAACGATGAAGCATATCTTTACCTTTTATTTAATTATGAAGCAGGAGTCGTGGAAATATGATAGTAATTAATTATGATGAATTTGCTCTAAATTCTAAAGCTATAGTTAATGGTCAAGAAATTTGGGTCAGTTCTAATGTTGCTACACTTGCGGAAGAGGCTGTTGAGCTTGTCTATGGTCACGCAGACTATGATATTGGAATCATAGCCCCTCCCGCCATAAGCACTGAATTTTCTAGGCTTGTTAAACTTACCGAATTAAACAATTATGATGCAAATAATATAACAGTAAAGGAACTTTATTAATTATGATATATACTCTTAAATCTACAATAAATTATCGCGTTGATTCTGTTGCAGAAGCTCTCAGACTGAGGAAATACCTTGAGCGCACTGGACCTGGCGAGCTTGTTTCTTTCACTTATACAACCAAGGATATAAAAGTGAAGGGTGAAGTAATAGACTCTTATCAACTTGTCAAGGCAACTTTCAATATAGATAATGAGAAAGAGCCTGATGGCGTTCTTCCTGTTACTATAATCGAGGAGGTTCAAGATGGCGCGTTTTGAGAAAGTGAGCAAATACGCTGACATAGACCTTCCTTTGCCGCAACGAGCTACCGCCAATTCCGCGGGTTATGATTTTGTTGTAGCAGATGATATAATAATTCCTCCTAGTGACTTTCTTCTGGCTAACATTCAAAACCATTTGCTTGAGACTAAGCGGCATGAAGATTATTATGGTTTTATAGAACCCCTTAGCCTTGAGGAATTGGCAGAAGTAACAAAAGAGTTAAATGCTAGACCCACTCTTGTTCCTACAGGAATCAAATGTCAATTAGATTCTAATCAATATCTTGAACTAAGCGTGCGGAGTTCGACCCCCCTGAAGCATTGGCTCATGCTTGCTAATGGAATTGGCGTGATCGATAGCGATTACTACGAGAATAGTAGCAACGAGGGGCATATATTCTTTCAGCTTATTAACTTGTCTCCTTTTGCCATTCAGCTAAAGCGTGGAGACAAAATAGGTCAAGGTATTATTAGAACCTATGAAACTGTGGAAAATGATAGCGCGGACAGCATGCGTAATGGAGGTTTTGGATCAACCAATGAGTAATCTTTTAGCACTTGATTAGAGTTCTCACATTACAGGTTGGGCGGTTTTTAAAGATGGTCACCTCTTTAAATATGGTAAATTTGCATTAGATGAAGCTTCTGTTGATGTTCGTTTAACTAAAATTAAAAAAGCTGTAGCTGATCTTATCTCAGAATATCAAATTGATGAAGTAGTTTATGAAGATATTCAACAGCAAAATAATATAGTTAATAATGTTCAAACATTTAAGATACTTGCAGAAGTTTATGGCGTATTATCTGAGTATTTTGAGTCAATAAACATTCCGCATACATCTGTTTTGGCTTCTTCTTGGAAATCTACTCTTGGAATAAAGGGTAAGGGAAGAACCGAACAAAAGCAAAACGCTTAGAAATATGTTATAGAAAAATATGGAATAAAACCTACTCAAGATATTGTTGATGCAATTTGTATAGGGGTGCATTATCTCATCTAGCTTAAGGGAGCTTGGTCAAGTTAAAATAATTTATGTTCTTCCAATTTTATAATTTATGAGAACATTATAGGAGTGGAAGATTATGCTTGATTTTATAATTAAGTATTGGGTCGAAGCTCTTTTTGGAGTAATTGCAGCAGGACTGGCGTATCTTTGCAAACGTATCTGGAAATTATATCAAGATGAAAAGAAGAGTTAGCACTCCAAAGAGCAAGAATCACTTTACAAGGAATTAAAGTAGTTAATTATTGAATCTGGAGAAGAGGGTAAGCGCCATGAAGCTCAATTCTACGGAGATATATAGCAAGAAATCTCAGTTTTACGAGACGAATTGAGTATTGTAAAACATGGTATTCTTAATATGCAAGAGAAAATCTTTAAAAATCAATGTAGGGCTTATCTTGAAGAAGGTTACAAGATTTCTTTGGCAGAGTTTGAGGCTCTTGATGCTGATCACGATACTTATAATTCTCTCGGCGGAAACCATGATGGGGATGCGCTTTTTGAAATGGTAAAACAAAAAGTTGCAAAAGACCTATCAGAATAAAAAAATAGGGGAAGTCATTTAGACTTCCCCTAAAATTTAGTTATAAACTAATTCTATTGCATTTACTTCTTCAATAGAAGTTGCATTATAGATTTGAGTTTTATATTGTTGCATCAAGTGATATATAGGATATACTTGTGCGGAAATGGCTTGACTAAGAGCAGTCAAATCCTCGATTGTCCAAGGAACGCTTTCTTCCTTTTTGGCGTGCCATTCCAAGGTTGTTCCTTCGATCTGATATCTAGCTATATTAAGACTAATTTCATTCTAATCTTCTTCTGTGATGCCATAGACCTTTCCGTCTGTCCAAGTTAAAGGATGCTTGGAAAGATAATCTGCAAAAATTTCTTTATTTTTTGCTTGTTTTTGTTCTTTGACTTCTTCCAAAGAATAACGATAAACCAATTCATTGGTTTCTAAGTCTAGTTTATAAAGACCAACTTCTATATTTTCAGGAAGAGTTTCTACTTCTATGACACGAACCGCATCGGGAGAAGAAGCTATGTCAGCCTTTATTAAAGTATAGTGGGTATCACAATCTGATCCTACGACTCCAGTACCTTCAGTTTCCGCACAACCAATAGATATGCCGCTGGCGGATTGCAATTTAATATATCTAACTTCATCTAGTATATCTACTAAGATGTTATTTCTATTGAGTAAAAGATATTTCATGTTTAAATACTCCTTTGAACAGTGAACGAAAATAATTATCCATATTTTGGATTATATAAAAACAAGTTCCTTTCTGAATGTGCGCTCGCCATCCTAAATAAGATAGCATAATATCTTCTTCGGTTGTCTTACCCTCTAAAAATAAAGAATGTAACTTCCGCAATTTTTTACGCTATTTTTTAATTTTTTCTCTGAAAGGAAGCTAAATAATATGATTTGTTTCAGTTAAATAAAAATTCCATTTAAGGTATTTAAAGGGAACTCCATTTTTACCATGTGTAGGAACTTTTGAAATTACAGTCTTTTTCTAATTTAAACTAAGACCTATTTCCGCAAGTTTCTTTTCTATTTCTATTTTACATTTGTCTAAATATTTTTTGTCACCATGTAAAAGATATATATCATCCATATAGCGACCATAATATTTAATATGTAATTTTTCTTTGACAAAATGGTCAATTTCGTTCAATGTCAACAATGCGAACAACTATGATGTTTGACTACCTAATCCGAGACTTTTTTCTTCATATTCAAAATATTGAATATCTTTTTTAAAAGACTCTGGATGAATTAAAGAATATTTGTGTTCCTTGATAATAAAATAGTCTTTATTAGCAATCGGTTCTATATCTTTTGTTATTTTAAAAGAAAATGTATCTACTAAATCATAACATAATTTTAGAATTTGTTCATCTTTTATTAGTTTGCTTATCGAGTCTTTCAAAGCTTCATGATTTATAGAATCAAAATATTTACGAATATCTATTCTTAAACCAAAAAAATCTCCATATTCTCTATGAGCAGCCTATAAATGTTTCTTTGCTCTCATTAAAGCAAAGTCTATCCCTTTATTCTTTAAAGTAGCGCAATTATCATAAATAAAATGCGGAGTAAAAACTGGTAATAGAATTTCTTCACAAAGAGCGTTCTATACCAATCTATCATTTATGTGGCAAGCTCTTATATCACGTTGCTTACCTCGTTCAATTATTGAAAAGCAGCTAAAAACTTGTTGTTCATATTTATTAGATTTAAGTTTTTCTTCTGTATCTAATATTATTTCAATCCTGTTTTCTTCAAAACTAGCTGTGCTATCTTTCCAACGAACGTTTCTGCAAACTTTATAAGAAGCATTGTATAAAGCATCAAAATTGCAAAAATGCTCGAAACCTAAATTTTCCATAAGTTTCTCCTTATCATGTAGTAATAGTAAAAACTTCTTGAGTCTTACATCTACATTCATATTTTATCTTTAAATAAAGAATGGTAAAAAGCCTCCTTAAATAAACTTAATTCAAATTATAATTTCTGGAGTTTTTCTTAGATAATTGTTGCTCGTTTTCGCGTTTTCAACGCTCATCTCGCAACGCGAGAAAGTTTATCTAATCGGGCGCGAGGTAATTGCTGTTGTTGTAGTTGTTGTTGTTCGCTTCGCCACTCGTGTTAACATTGCACACATTGTTCGAGTTGTTGTAGTTGCGAGAACCACCCCGAAAAAATCAGGCTTTTACCAGTATGAGATAATTTCTATTAATTCTATCTTGGATTGTCCTTTTTGTAGATAGTGTCAGTCTAGATAAATGTTCCAAAGAACCAGCCTTTTTCTTATTCTTTTTAGCATATTTAAAAACGCAGAAATCAATTTGACGCATTATACTATCACAATACTCAATAGCCTAACGATAATATTTTTGTATTTCTTCATAATTCTTTTCATTCAAGTTAAATTGAGTAGCTTGATAACAGCAAGAATGTATCATTTTTCCACATTTTACCATGTCTGCTCCAAAAATTATAAAAGCTTGCCCTTCTCCTAATAATCCAGCTTTCATGATTTGTTTTCCTGTATCATCATATTCTGCGGGACGCGTTAAGGTTAACAAATAATCCATAAGAGTTCTAGATTTTTCTAAAGTTTCTAACTTTGAAATATGTCTATCTTTTTTCTTCACTGACATATAGAAATCCTCCTTACATTATATAATAAATTTTATTTAATATTGATTTTCAAGTTTTGTCCAAACTTAGTTTTTTCATCCAATTGTGAAAGCGGGCGCGAGGTAATAGCTGCCGCTGTAG